TTTTACTTTTTGCGCCTGTATGGCTGATCCTGCGAAATCTGGCGTAGTGGGCATTGCGCCCCCCCGGGGCCGATGCCCCGGCCCCCCCTGTTCCCGATAAAATCGGGTTTAAGCCTGCGGCTTTTAGGTCGGCTACCTCCCTTTGATGTTGTGTGTTTGCCATTCTCTCTTGAAAGTTCATCTGCCTCGATGCTTGCCGCCTTCCAAACATGCCCGATACGACGGACCCTATAGGGCCCGCGAACGGTACAATTGCTGATAAGAAACTCATCAGAAATGATCGATGAGCCCAGGCACGCCGTATACCGGCATAGGCCTTGCACATCTTAACGAGAAATGAGAATCGAATATGAAGTGTGGTTCCGCCGGCGTCGCTATCACTCGATCGACTGGCGGATTATCGATTATGAACGCAGCGTTCAACACTGGCAACGCAGAGAAATCCTGCGATAGATGCCATGCCTCCAGAGACCCTGAGGCGCTGCTCCTGAAGAGTCCTGTTATTTGTGATGGCTTGTATCGGTATTCTGCGTAACGCTCCTGATAACCGAATACAAGCTCATTTGCAGCAGGGTTCGATGGACCCTGCGCATATATTTCCTTATTTAGGACTGATTGTTCTCCTATATTAGCGAACGCAGGCCAATAAAAATCATAACGCGTTTGCCTTGACCACATTTTATTTAAACCCTGCTGATATGTCAGATCGGCCCTTACCGATACGAGTCCAATAAGTACACAATGCTCAGTAAATGATTTTGTAAAACCATGGTTTTGAACTAATACTGTTCCCATAGCTGCAAGGTTCCCTTGCGGACTAGTACCATCCGTTGATGATGTTTGAGCAATTGCTGATATATTAACGGGGGTCGAACCTCCCCCGAGAAATTCCGGTCGTTGCAGCCTTGCATCCGGTGATGTTACACCGAAATGCGCTTTAATAATTTCTGTATATCTCGTTCCTCCACGGGCATCTCTCTCCAATAATTTCTGAATTTGGAATGATGTTCTTAACTGGTTGATTGTTGCCGCTGTTGCGTTTGTCAGGTCTGCTTGCATCCCTGTTTCATCACCCCAGAACAATGCCTCGCCGGTTGTAAAACCCGTTGATGCTAATTCCAATGCTCCTGCCGTATCCTCCGGTATTATTGCCTTATTTGCTACCGCTGAGGTTTGCCCAGTCATCACTGGCTGTGCACTACTTGTTATTACCGGTGCTACAGTTCCTAACGGCAGAGATACTGGTGTTGCCCCCTTTTGGGGCCATGGCAAACACGATGTAAAATAATCGTGTCTTTTACCACGTCTTAGCAAGACATAATCTGTTATTGTGTCTGGTCCGTCGTCGATATCGACAACCACCGAGTCTTGTAAGTTTTCGTCCCTAAACCATTCATTATAAATCAGGTTATAGGCCCTTGTATGCAGAACATTATGTGTTAAGTCTGCAATTTCTGTTGGGATCCCCATGTAGTCCTGTAGGCTACTTTCTTGGTATCCCGTCGATGCCGTCGCATTCGATGTAGGTATTGTAAATGATATACTATCGCCGGGGTCGTCTTGCGCCCCGTTGAATTTTTCCCAATTTGACCAGAGCAATCTTATTGGCACTGCGAAGAAGAAGCTCTCTAGGTACAAATTATCCATCACTGGGAATATTGGCGTCGCCATGCGCGCAAATGCCGTCATATTCAAGTTGAATGTATCCCCCGGTAGTACCTCGTCCACGAATACTGGCACGAGCCACCCTGCATCGAATGTGGTTTTACAACCGTGGGATCTATCGAACGATGACCTTTGAATTTCAGCCTTTGGTACCTGGCTGAACTGATGTTTCATTACTGATTTCATTTTCTGTTACCTTTTTTTGATACAAATTTTTCCGGGCTTTCCCCGCGATCCTTTGCGAACCCTTTTAGCTCCGCATTTTGTTGCTCCTCTGTCATATCGTCCCAACCAGGCATATTTCCTTCTTTTACAACGAACTCTAGTCCGTTGCCTATCGATTCCGGCGCCGTCGTTATCGCCAAAGCTGATTGATCGTCGAATGTTCCCAAAGACATTAATGTATAGTCTTCTGGATGTTTACTGAATTGATGTGTATCGTCGTTGATACAATCGCCAAATGTTCTTAATGCCATTCCTCTTTGCGGAAGGAAGAATGGCGGGAGATAAGCACCCGCCTTGCTATCATATATTGTAAAGATTTGTTGTAACATTTTTATATACCTCGTTTTAATTTACTTAATTGGGCTAATTTTACTGTTTCTCTTGCTATTAGCCTCTTAGGTGTCAAATCCTTTTTATGTTTGCTCATTTTCTCTTTTCGTATTTTTTTAGTCATTTCCAGATTCGGATTAAACGAATCATAGTATTTTGGGGGCTTAATTATTAGCCCTTCTCCGTGAATGATAAAATCATCACGGAAAATATCTTCATGATATTTTTCTAACCATCCTATACCTATTCCTGGTCGACGCGACATTGTTGTATATTCTGGTTCCATATGCAGAATCTGACCCGTTGTGTAATCAGTTCTTGTGTAATGTTCTGCTGATCTAGCTCCATTAACCTTTTTGAGTATATATCTCGCACAGTAGGCAGCAGACTCGAAAGTGACGGTTCCAATATTAGCGAAACCTTTAGACCATATATTGTCGAGACAATCACTATTATAAATATTATGACCATTACTAACCGTATATAGAACCTTGTCTTTGAAATCGTGATTGAAGATAATTGCGTGGTAATGCGGCCTGGCAATAAAATCATTGTCCTGGGTAGCTTCGCCATACTCACCGCAATGGTAATAACGAATTTTTTTATCATTATATTCTTTCCTGAATTTTTTCATAAACTTCTGAAAGTCCTGTTTTTGTAACGAATGATCCCATGGTAAATGATCATCATCGTATGTTAACGTCAAGAAGCAGTTATCTTCGTATAAACTTGCTTCGTGAACACAGCGGATAGCCCATTGGCGGGACCTCTCTAGTCGACAGCCAACACATTGTCCACATGGTAGGCTGATTCGTATTGAGCCGCCGCAACTTTTGAAGGAAATTTTGCATTTTCCATTTTCTTGCGGCCTCTCCGACTGATATGCTGTCAAAGGATGATAACAAGTCATCTTCTATAATCTTATTCCGCCCCTCATTGGTTTATCTGCGATATTCTTTCTATGCGTCCTTGCCGCACTTTTACTGAAATCCCTACGAGATTTCTTTCTGTTTATTTTCTGTCTGTACATCTTTTTTAATCCTCAAGAAGTGATTTTAACTATTATATCCCAGGCTTTTTGCAATTCGCTCATGTTCCTACATGATCTAATTCCATAATCTTTTTTTAATCTTTTTGCTGCTAACTTCAGTTCTTCTTTCGTTAAATGTTGCATTTTTTTAACCTCGCTGCGCTCAGTTTGGACTGACTGGTGTCAGTCCGTACAGTTAAGAACAAGAGTCTAACTGTACTCGACCCCCCTAATCCCCCCAGCTCGTGGGATACGCTTTGCATTTTTTTGATTAATTTATATTAATCTATTAACGCTCGCGGGTCATCCCTGACCCGCATCGCTTGCGCCTTCAACAGGCGCTTCCGGTTCCTTAGGAACCTTTATTTCTGCAACTGGGTCTTCCTCACTGACTTTTTTTGCTAGTCCCATTTCAATCAGCTCTGCTTTATTTTCTGGGTCTTGTACAAAGTCGAGGAATTGCCCTGCATCGTTGCTGAATTTTGTTCTTACCGTAGCCGGTAATTTTGCGAACATATCGTTCGCTTTTTGCACTGTTGTAAGTGCCTCGAGCAAGTCCATGCTCGTACAGAATCCGTAGTCTCCTCCATATTCTTTTTGATGGTCAAGTACGCCTGTTTTGACGTACCTTGCCATTATCTTATTAATATCGCACTCGTCTTTTCCAGACTGGTGAGTGCGTGTTTTTTGACCCTCCATGCTAGTTCGCACGGGGGTTTTCGGCCCGTAGGCCGTATTGAATTTTATCGCTGTTGCTGTTGCCATTTTTTCACCTCACCGGTGGCAGATTGTATTTCTTTGGATGTCCCCTATGGGACTTTTGATACATATATTCTTCATATACGTCTTGTGCTTCCAGTAATGTTCTTTTAACTGATTTCGCTGTATTTGGCAAGGACTGAACTACTTGCCTGAAAGAATCTGCCAATGGCGTTGTTACCGCTCCTAGCCCTTTGCCTAGATCGCTTACTGGTCTTATCACACCTTCTTTGCTTCTAATTAAAGAAGCATTGGCTTTTAATAACTCGATTTCCGCTTTTACTTTTTGCGCCTGTATGGCTGATCCTGCGAAATCTGGCGTAGTGGGCATTGCGCCCCCCCGGGGCCGATGCCCCGGCCCCCCCTGTTCCCGATAAAATCGGGTTTAAGCCTGCGGCTTTTAGGTCGGCTACCTCCCTTT